TTTGTCCATAAGTATCTATCCTTGAGTGTATCAAGACTAAACTTATCTAAATTGTTTTCATTGCTATAATTAATTTTTATACCTAAGTATTCTTTAATTCCTACTTTGTCTTCTACCACTTACTCTCTCCTGTTTTAAAAAACTTGTCTCTATCGTCATGTATATCAAGCATTATTATACCATAGTGTAGTATCTTTAGCAAGTCTTTTCTATTATGTCCGTCTTTATTTCCATAACGTTTTGCATACTTTATAATGTTGCCCATACAAAAACCCATCCCATGTCCTGAGTCAATAATAACATCAGTAGCTTGGTACTTATCTGAAGCATAGTGCTCACCGTATGTACCATCAATGTAGGCTTGTACTTCTTGTATTAATTGTCCTTCGTTAAATTTATATTTCATCGTTTCTCCAGTCGTCAGGTAAAGTATCTTCACTGTACCATGTAAAATCATTTGCTTCTGCCCACTCTGCGTGAGTTCGTTTGGTTCCGTCTAATCTTTTCTTAGCCGCTGGCATAGGTGCGTGTGGTTTCTGAAATAAAAACACAAGCTCCATGTTAGAAGGTAAGGCTTTTCTTACCCACAGATATTTACTGTACTCGGCATAGTCCCAAAACCTACCCTTAGCCTCTAGTAAGATTGTCTTTCCGTCTATAGTTTTAGCAAAATCTACTTCGTAATCTTTCTTGATGATATACTTGACTGACTCATAGTGGTGTTTCCAGTCTTGTAATATTGTATAGTGTAAGTTAGCTTCCCATACGCTGTCGTATCCTTTAGGAACATTTGTCTTCTTTGGTCTCGGTTTACGAGGAACTCTACTTGGCATTAATGTTCTCCAATGTTACATTCGGGTTACGCTTTACTTTTTTGTAGAACCATTTCAGAGTATAAGCACTCTGTCTAAGCTGTCCACCTGCAAAGAAGTGTGTTTGTTGCGGTAAAAAATCAGCTATGTTACTCTTATCTATAGTAGTTTGTTCCCCTTCTTCGGGAACCATAGTTCTAATCCACTCTATCAACAGCTCTCTGCCTCGTTGTCTTACTTGTTTTGCTCTCTTACCACTCATGCTCTTGTTACCTCTATGACGTTAGGAACTTTAGGTACCTGTGTTAGGTACTTATATCCGTTTGCATATTTAAATATCCTTAAACCTTTACCTTCGTTCGTATCTTTATGACACTCCAACTTATGTCTACAATACACACACCCTTTTGCTAGTTGCATGTTGCCTGACTTACCATCAGGTATAGGATTATAACACTTTTCAGGTGGGGAGTCAAGCTTAACAGCCGCTTTAATCTCTCTTATTTTCTTCTTGATATTAGGCTTATCGAACTCATCAGGTCTATACAAAGCTAACTCTCCTGACTCTTTATTAAGAGCTAAGAATCCTCCTTTGCTTGTGCCTTCTGCGGCTTCGTAACCTGCAAGCTGTGCCATATAACCGAACGCATCGTTCTCTGCCAACGTACTGTCTTTAAATTTCTTAAAGGCAAAGCCGGACGCTGTCTTAATATCGACAACCTCTCCGTCAATGATGCAGTCCATATGTCCTTTGATTCCTGATACTGTTACTTCTTTCTGCTCTCCTGTTACCTCGTGTCCTGCTAGTTTAACTAATAGCAACACAACTTCCTCAAGCAAATGCCCGTATAAGAATTTAACAAACAGAGAAGGTGGCATACGTTCAGGCGTTCCTTCGTTCTTCATGTCGTACCATAGCTGTCTTGGTTGCTTGCCTATGTTTGACATGCGAAGTTTAGACGAGCCTCTGGGTTCAGGATGTGACCAGTTATAAAGAACTTCTTTCATAGACTCACCAAACTTATCTATAGTGGCTTCGTCTAGTTCCATGTGCTCACCATCAGCAAGTACACCTATCTTATTATAGATGTCTTCGACCAATGTGTCAAGAGTTTTTTTAGATTTAGTCATGTTTAAACAGTCTCCATGTTTTTAATAATGTCTTTGGCTATTTTTATATCTAACTTAAACCATTCTCCTTTACGCTTAATTGCTTTCTTAGCACACAGGGTATGAGCCTGTTGCTCTGCACCACGCCTATCATCAAAGTATTTCTTAAACTTTAATTTAAAATCTCGGAGAGGGCTAGAAGTTTGATAGCCTTTACATCTATCCTCTGCATCAATAGCCATACCAACTTTTATCCACCCCTTCCAAGCAGGGTTTGTCACAATATATACCTCTCCCTCTACCGAAGTAGAGTACCTAGCTAAGGATTGGAAAGCCGCATCTTCAAACGTTTTAAAGTTTCCTGCTTTGTATAGTGGATGAGACTTTGGTATATACTTACCGTTAACAAACATTCTCGAAGGGTTCGTTATAGTTCTATTGTCATCTGTCCTACATGTTTTACAGAAATTATCTCGACCATGAATTCTTGCATTATTAACATAGAATTCTTCTGCCGGTTTTTCTTGATAACAATGTGTACATTCTAGCTTAGTGTGTTTCACTCCAATCCCTCCCTATTTTGTATTCGCCATCCATAGGACAACGAAGATTAAATTCTTCTCCTGCTTGTACAATACTCTTAACCGCAAGCTCGCCTACAAAGTCTGCTTGTGATTCCTTAACTTCTAACTGCCACTCATCGTGAATGTTAGCAACAAACTTATACTCCACTGCGTTTAGTTTCAGAACATCGTTCAGTATAACCAACGCTTTCTTCATGACAATAGCACCTGCTCCTTGAAGCAATGTGTTCAGTGATGCATGTGCGTTACGTATGTGTAGCTTCCTACCGTCTAATGCTTTAAGGAATTTTTTTGCTGACGCTCTCGTAACTCTATCTCTAAGAGATTTAAATGCAGGGTTATTATCGAAGAAATGTTCTCTAGCTCTTCGACCATCAGCCGTGTTTCCTTCGACCACTTTACCAAGCTTCTCATCTCCTGCTCCGTACATGAGTGCATAGATGAATGTCTTTGCCTGATTTCTTGATTTAAGTTTTGCAGCTTTTTGATTAGCTGTGTGTATATCTCCATCTAATATCTCCTTAATGTATTCTTCATCATCCATGTAATGTGCTAACATCCTAAGTTCTAGTCCACTAGCATCTACTCCTAAGAGTACGTTGCCTTCGTCCACAATCCAACAAGCTCTACACTCCTTACCATAAGGACTATGAACTGATGGTACCTGAGCCATGTTAGGGCTTCGATGTGTCATCCGTCCAGTGATTGCACCATTAGGAATAACAAAGCCGTGCACCCTGCCGTCATCTTTAACTGAGCTGACCCAAGAATCTACCTGAGCAATACGCTTCTGTAGTAACAAGAAGTCTGCAATCAGTTTAGCTTCACGGATGTGTGTAACTTCCGATAGAGTTTTCTCATCTACAATAGGTTGCCCTGTAGGTGTGAACCTATCAGGCTTCCATCCAAAGTCAATAAGGTACTCTCCTATCTGCTTGCGGCTACCTAAGTTAAACTCCTGAAGAGACTGTCTCATGAACGGCTCATGATTGAGTGTGTTTAAACACCTTGCATACTCATCTTCTGTCATGCCACGCTTAGATAAGTTACCGTCTTTCTTAATGTAAGGGGTGACTAACTTAGTATCAACCCACTTAGGTTTAAACGTAGCGTGTACTTCGTCTTCGATGTTCTGCTTAGTTTCCCTGAGCTCTGCCAAAAGAACCAGTGCAGATTGCATATCAAACTTAAAGCCATTCACTTCTTGTTGCTTCATGATCTTAGCAATAGACTGTTCTAATTCTATTGACCCTTTACTAAATCCTTTAGACTCTTTACGCAGTTCGTTATACACCAAAGTATTAAGTTGTACATCTCTAACACAATAGCTTAACATCTCACTAGAGTAACGTTCGTACTCTGAGAACTCAATCTTAGAAAGACCGAGTCTGTACCCCCACTTCTCTAAGCTATGTCCACCATCACGAGAGGGATTAAACAATCGAGATAGAACAAGAGTATCAATAACGGGTATACCACTAAGGCTTACGTTACCAAACTTCTCCACTAAAGGAATGTCAAACCCTATGATGTTATGTCCAATGAGCCTGTCTGCTTTAGTAAGAAACTCATAGCCCTCTTGGAGTTTGTTAGGTGGGAATTTAAACATCTCACCTGAGTCTGCATCCTGAGCTACAATACACCAAACAACTGTTGCGTCTAGTCCGTCTGTTTCTATATCAAATACTAAGTCCATATTAAAATGCCTCGTTTCCTGAGCCGTCAAACTCAATGTCTTCATCTGTAAGTTCAATCAGTCTACCAGTATCAGCATCGTATACCACCCTAGCGGCTAACCCTACATCACCAGTGTACCTTGATTTAAGTACACGAAGTCTTGTAGTCCTTGCCTCCTCGGGGTCATCAGATTGTTGATTACGTTCTAGTGCAATCACACAATCAGATAGCTGACCTATACTATTAGAGCCACGAAGATGAGAGAGGCTGACCTCAATTCCATTCTCGTGTCCTTTGTTACCGTCCACTCTTCTAAGATGTGATACAAGTATAATACCTGCACCAGTTTCCTCAACCAAACTTCTTAGTCTAGTCATGATATCATCAATGGCTCGTCTTTCGTCACCATCATGGACGGCACTGACTAGCATGTGTAGATGGTCAATGACTACCCACTTGCAATCACAACCTATAATCATGAAGCGTAGCTTGGTAAAGATATCTTCAATGTCGTTGGTGCCAAAGTGTGAGTGAACCCATACTCTGTTTTTATTCTCACCGTCATACAAGATATCAAACATACCATCGAGTTGTTCTTTAGAAAACTTCTCACGCTCTTCGTCAACATACAGTCTTGCGTTAGCTTCAATAGATAAGATACCATCAATGGTACGTCTCCAATCTTCTTCTAGTGCAATGATACCTACATTGTCTTTGGTTTGTTTAACAAGCCAATGCTCTATCTCTCTCGTGACACTAGACTTACCTAGTCCTGTCCCGCCTGTTAAAGTTACAAGCTCTCCCTGTCGCATACCATACAGCTTCTTGTTCAGTCCTTCATAAGGATAAGGGATACTTGGTTTCTTCTCACGTGCGTGGAACTTCTCTCGTTGTTCTGTGACATTGATAACACCTGATGGTGTGTATACTTTACTTGCCCACCATGCTTCAACAAAATCTTTATGTTTGTTCTCACGAAGCATATCGTTAGGGTCTTTGAACCCATTGGGAAGTGTGAGTATCCTAGCCTTGCCGGGTTTAAACAGTCTGGCAACTTTGATAGATGCTTCCTTACCCGCCTTGTCATTGTCAAAAGCAACTATGACATTCTCGAACTCATCAAAGAATTCTAGGCTCTCTTTAATATCACGCACTGCACCCTGTGCACCACGCTTAATAGATACGACTGCCCACTTACTACCTAGTAGTTCGTAAGCCGCCATTGCATCACACTCTCCCTCTGTGATTGTGACATACTTGCCACTCTTGAACAACT